ATTCAAAGACCTGAATGGCAAAACTCATAGGTCGATAACTTATGTGTCTGATTTTCAGTACAGAGAGGAAGGGCAGGTTATCGTTGAGGATGTGAAAGGTTTCTTGACTGATATATATCGGCTTAAAAAGAAGTTGTTTTTGTTTAAGTATAGAACTATTGATTTTAGGGAATTGTGATAAATCGTAGTATAATTCAATGAAATAATGCTAATTTAAGTTTGAATAAAGAATTATATTGTTAAAGTATTGATAACAATCAAATAAAGGACACAAAATGGACAGAGTAGACCACGACTTAAACGAATACTACAAAGGCATTGAAAAAGGCGAAAGAGCCTTAGACAACTTCCGAAGCGACATTGAGCCAATAGTTGAAGAAATGTATGACTTATTCGAGAGAATGAAAGAGATAGCCAACGGTTACCCTGATTATGATTTTGATGAAGAAATAGCCGAGCAACTTTCAGACATTAATATAACTCCAAAAAGGAGTACAAAATGACCATCAATTTCCTAGACAGACTACACACAAAGAAACTGCAAAGCAAAACTATGACTAGAGCATGGATGAGAAGGTTTTCAAAAATAATAAATAAATTAAAAAGAGGTGCATTATGAACAACAATAAACTAAAAGAAACTAAACCAACTATTTCCAAAATGGAAACAGTTCAAATAAACTCAATGGAAAACCTTAACGAACTTCCTACAGTACAAGAAGGAGAAGAAGATGGTATCAATAAAACAAATGAAACAAAGCTGGAGAGACTTGAAAACAGAAATGTTAATTCAAATGAAGCTATCTCAATAACAGACGACAATGGTAAGGTTTATTCTTTTGAGAAGCCTGAGTTTGAGTGTGAGTTAAAATTTGTAGATGTTAAATCTAAAATAATTGGAACAATAAATAACAATATAACTATCTGGGAGAATAACGGAGAGTGTTATTACACAGAGACAGTTTCAGGAATGTGGAATTTAATACCAATCAAGAAACTATGGTGTGAAAACCCTGAGAATTTTCCAGCAGTAGTAAAGCATCACAATCTAATATGGATTGCTTATTCTAAAGGTGAAATAAAAGATGCAAGATTAGCAACAGCAGAAGAATTGTTAGCACTTTATCATCAAGGCAAATAAAATGGCCTCAATCAACGGACAAGTCTGCGACTTACACGACCTATTCCAAAAGATACCAATGGATGATGTAACAAGAAAATATACCAATAACAAAATCAAATCCATACTTCTGAGCTTGAAAGAGCAAGACGATGATATAAAAGAGATATGTGTTAAGTTGGAAGTTACGAGAAATAAGTACCATGATTAAGTGGATATTTAAGTTATTCAAAAAGAAGAAGCTCACCAACAAAGAGTGGTGGGAAAAATACAGAATATACTTGAAATCTAGCAAATGGGAGAAGAAACGACAAAAGGTTTTAAAGCGAGATAAGCACAGATGCAGACACAGAGGATGGATATTTTTCAGATGCAAAGAGACTAAAAACTTGCAGGTGCATCATATAACATACAAAAGAGTTTTCTCAGAGCGTTTATCTGACCTGATTGTTTTGTGTGATTATCATCACAAAGTAGTCCACTTAAAGAAAGACAAATTGAAATTAAAGAGGAGTAAGAAATGAAAGAAGCAATAGAAGATCCAAGACAAGGAATACTAAAAGGATGCGAAGAATATGCTAAACCAACAGAACACTACAAAGAACTCGAAGATAATCTCGTGGCGATAATGGCACTTTCTGAACTCAGAGGATTAATCCAAGAGTGCAAGATGGAGAGCAAAACGGAAGCGTTTATGAACATTATGATTGTAATGAACTACCTGGATAAAGATTATCATGTTAAGTAAAAAGGTAACTCACAAGCGATTGAGACCAAAGCCAAGCTCCAAAAACAAAAAGACTATCACAGCAGAAGATAAAGAGTATCTTGAATGGCTACAACACCAAGACTTCTCTTGTTTAGTTTGTGGAAGCAACACAGTAATTGAAATGCACCATATCAAAGAGCATAGCACAGATAAAAAAGACCACAAAAAGTTGATACCACTTTGCATGATGTGCCACAGATACGATACTGAGTTATCAGCACATGGAACACCAAAGAAATTTAAAGAGGTGTATCCGATGGTGGAGCAGATTAAATTGGCAGATAAGATTTATGCTGAATATTTGCAGATTTAAGCTGAAAAGTATAGAATTATTCTATAAATAGGGTATAATAATAACATGAAAAGAATGACAAAAACGCTACTTGCAAAACTTACTGGATACGACCAAACTACTTTTAATGTATGGTTAAGCAATAAAGGTAAGAAGAAAATGGCTACTCCACAAACAATAAACAGGTATGAAAGTTTGATGCTTGGAGCAGTTCTCATTCAAGATGGATGGACTTTTGATGGAATGGTTAAATTTTTTAATGATTTTGATAAAAGCAATGCAGGTTCACTTGGCAAAATTGCAAGATTAGAGCAGATTAATAATTCACTTAAAAAAGAAATATTGAGACTTGAAGAAGGCATGAATGAGTGTGCAGATAAATTTGAACAGCTAAAAGGAATTGGAAAATAATGCAACAACAAATCCAAAAAAAAGCCTTCATTTCCGTAAAGCACAAAGACACTGAAGTTAAAATCGACTCAAACAACACACCAGGAGACATAGCATTTTTCGCACTCATTGCACTTGTAATAATGTTCGGAATGTGGATGAAGTGGGGCAGACATCAAGGTGGGAAATACTATCCAAAACACACGAATAAGGATAACAGATGAGAAGATTTATATTTAAAGGATTTTATTATCCAGTGTTAGGCGGTGCAGTAGGTTGGTGCAATAGCAGAACTAAATGTGTAATTGATAAACGACTAGGTGGATGGGGTAATGCTGATAAGTGGTGGAGTTTTAGTTATGGCATCCATTGTAAAATATTCAACACAGACAAGCCTTACTTTAAATTTGTTATTGATAAAATTGTTAATCATCCTGAAATGAAAATTGTTAAGAAATATTTTAATGATGATGGGTATACTGTATCAAGAGCAGGAAGTAATGGATTTTTATATTGCGTTGAAGATAAGCAAGGAAATCATATCGGAGATATTAGAGACGCATATTATATTACTAATCTAACCTCACTAGGAACTTATAGCGAAGATAGCAAACAAATATGTCATGGATGGGATGCTGAAGAACGCAAAGCGTATGGATGGAGTCACAGGGCAAAAGTTGGGTTTGGAATGGGCGATATGATATTCGAGGAAAATTTCGGAGACGAAACAACACCATATATAAAGCATGGAAAAATGAAAATATTTACCGTTGATGCTGCAATGAAATCAGCATTAAAATTTGCAGAGAGTGTAGCATGAAAAAAGAACTCCTAAAAAAGATAATATACCAACAATCAAAAGAAATAAACTCTTTAATCAAAGAAAAGAACAGATACAAAAGAATGATACTTTCAACACAATACAGCATTAAAGCAATGATTAGAGGATTATGATAAAATACATCAAAACAAAAGGAGAGTAGATGGATTTATACGATGGCGATACGACAGAAGAAATAGAGACAAGTGGGCTAAAAGCCTTCACGATTGAAGATGCAGAAGATAAAACAGCTTGTGCAGATTGTGTAGCACACGAAGATTGTGCAATTTTAGACTATGTTAATAAGTTATCTCAGAAAAGAGACAGCAAAAAAGTTGATAACGAATTTAGATGTAATATTTTCGTAGAGAAAGAGTAATGAAAACAATCCTTGCATTAGTAATCGCTTTACAAGTGCAGGGAAGTTTCATTAAATATTATGTTTCAAGCCAAAGAGAAGTGCGACTGAATAACCTTGATTATTTAATTTCGGAACGACACGACTATGACTTTGGTTTGGTAGATACATATTTTATTGTATTGGAAAGAAAAGATTGATTTACTTATTAAGAAAGCATAGATGGGATATTATAAAAGCAACAGCAATTGTGATCCTGATAGTAGACCTGATGAGCATACGATTTTAAAAGGACAGTAGTGGCAAATAAAAACTATATAGGACACGAATACTTTTGTGAAGTGTGCAAGTCATTTACAATCGCAACTGATGAACTTTTAGATTATGTTTATTTAAAGCATAATAATGGAGAAGAACTTGAAACAGTAACTTTAGAATGCTTCAGTTGTGAAAGCATGAGTATTCCTGAAGGGATGAACCAGATTGCATGGTTAAAACAAGATATGGATTTAGGTGATAAGTAATGGCGTACAGTGTTGAGCAATGGGAAAGAACAAGAGCATACTATGAAGCAGGAACACATAGCTTACAAAAGATACAAGACATAATAGGTATTAGTAAAGGTAAGATAAGTGAAAAGGCCAAAAAGGAACAATGGGAACGAGGCTCAAAGTCCGACTACATCGAAGCGAAGGTAATTATTGCGGAACGAAAAGGGAACGAAAAGGGAACAACGCTTGAAGTATTAGACGGTATTGCAGACGATAAGATAAGACATTTAAAGTTAGTTCATGGAGCAAGTGAAGAGATATTAAAGCTAAGTTCAAAAATGGCTGAGAGTAATAATAAACAAGTTGTGGTAAAAGTCAAAGAGTACAGCAAAGAACACGGAAGCTCAGAAAGCCTTGATAAAATAGATGTAGAATTAGATGCAGGTGATTTAAAAAATCTAGCAGAAGCAATTGATAAATCATCTATAACACTTGGAGTTAATGCGAGACACGCTCCAAAACAAGATATTAATCTAACCAACGCAATACAGAACAATGTTGATACACCAAGAAAAGGTTTAGGTGATTTTTATAAAGAGGTAGATAATGTCTGAGCCTTGTATGAACCCAGTATTGAGAGAATTTTGGGCCAAGCCTTCACGAAATAAAATACTTTATGGGGGGAGAGGTAGTTCTAAGAGTTGGGATGCTGCAGCGCAAGCGGTCCGACTATCATCTAACTTCACACTAAAATTTCTATGTATCAGACAGTTTCAGAACAACATCAAAGAAAGCGTTTATACTCTAATAAAAGACCAAATTTGGCGCTATAACCTACAAGAAGAATATGACTTCACGCAAACATCTATAATCCACAAAGAAACAAAATCATCATTCCTATTTTTTGGTATCGCAAGAAACATTGATGAAATTAAATCAACAGAGGGCGTAGATATTTGTTGGATAGAGGAAGCGCATAACCTAACCAAAGAACAATGGGAAATCATAAATCCAACGATAAGAAAAGAAGATAGTGAGTTTTGGATAATCTTTAACCCTAAGAATAGATCAGACTTTGTTTTTCAGAGATTTATTGAACTTCCACCAAATGATACAACAGTAAGAAAAATAAATCACGATGAAAATCCTTTCCTTTCAGGAGTAATGAAGAAAATAATAACAGAGAAGAGAGAAGAAAGTGAAGAGGAATATTTACATATCTATGAAGGAGTTGCACGAGAGGGTGATGAAAGGTCATTATTCGCTTATTCTGATGTAGAGGATGCAATGAACGGAAACATGGATGGTGTTGATAAGTCAGGGATATTTACTTATGCAGCAGATGTTGCACGATATGGAAATGATAAAGGCGTATTAACTAAACGTAAAGGCTATCACATCTACTGGATGAATGAATATGCAAAATACAGCACTATGGAATATGCAAATGTTATTTCTAACGAGATTGAAAAAGAAGAAAAAGAAGTTGATGCAATATTTGTAGATACAATCGGAGTTGGTGCAGGCGTTTATGATAGACTTGAAGAAAAAAGTTATCGCTCAATAGAAGCAAATGCAGCAATGAAAGCTGATGAAACTGATACCTATTACAATAAAAGAGCTGAAATGTACTTTGAATTGCGTGCATTTTTGTTAAAAGGTGGTAAAATACCAAATGACGAAGAGTTAAAAGAGGAACTTCTAGCTATAAGATACATTTATAGCAAGGCCAATGGCAAGATTATGATACAAGACAAAGATGAGATTAAAAAGATTTTAGGGCGTTCACCTGATAAATCAGACTCAATTGCACTTCATTTCTTTTCAAAAGTAAGGCCGAAGAGTTTAAAAATATCAATGCCAATGCCGACACCAAGCCATAGTTGGATGGGAAGCTAAATTTAAGGAGTAACAAATGGGAATAGAGTCAATTACAGATGCACCGATTAAAACAAGAGAGGGTAATTCTGATGCAGAAATACTTCAGGAAGCAAGGGAAAGAGTAGAGCTTGCAGATTTAGCCTGGAAAGACACCTATAAGAATGCTGAAATAGATGAAATGTTTATTGCCGGTAATCAATGGAGTGAGACCGACTTACTAAAGCGTAATTCAGAAGGTAAAACTTCAATCACAGTTAATCAACTTCAGCAATATGTTTCAAGAGTTGCAGGTGCGCAACGTAAACAGGTACAGGAAATAAAAATCTCACCAGTTGAAGCAAATGCTAAAGAGCAGACTATTAAAACGGTTGGTGGTGACGATGTAACTCTTTCTAAAGTATATGAAGGTGTAATTAGAAACATTCAAAGCGTATCTAATGCTCAGATGCAATATAAAACTGCATTCAGACATGGATTAAGCGGTATTGGTTGGTTAAGAGTATTAACAGACTATTCAAGACAAGATAGTTTTGATTTAGATGTTAAGATACAAACTATTCCTAATAGATGGTCAGTATTGATGGACCCACTTGCAAAAGAAGCAGATTATTCAGATGCTAACTATGGTTTTGTATTTGAAAGAATGTCACTTGAAGAGTTCAAATTAAGATACCCAACTTCAATGGTTGGTGAACTAGGGCCTTCAGATAATTGGAGTGATTGGTGGGGTTCTAAAGAAAGTATTACTGTAACTGAATACTTCAGACGTGAGCCTGTAACAAGAACAATTCTATTGTTAAGTGATGGAAATACTGTTTACAAAGACGAAGTTAAAGATGTACTTGATGAACTTGAAAAAGAAGGTATTACAGTTCAGAGAGAGCGCAAAGTAAAAACTTACAAAGTTATATGGAGCAAAATCACTGCTAACTCAATACTTGAAAAAGACAGAGAATTTCCTACATCTACAATTCCATTAGTTCCAGTACTAGGTCGTGAAGTAAACATTAGAGGTAAAAAAATGTTTCAAGGGCTTGTAACAAATGCTCGTGATCCTCAAAGAATGTTAAACTATTGGCAAAGTGCAGCAACAGAACGAGTTGCGCTATCTCCTAAAGCTCCATATATTGCAGAAGATAAAGCAATTGAAGGTTATGAGAATATATGGAAACAAGCAAATACTATGAATTTGTCATATCTTCCTTATAAATCAGGGCAGCAAAAACCATCGAGAGAAGCACCACCTGCAATGCCTGTTGCGGAGCTACAAATGAGCCAAACACAACAGGGCCTTATTCAAACGACAATTGGAATTTATGATGCTTCATTAGGCCAACAAAGCAATGAAACAAGTGGACGTGCAATATTGGCGAGACAATCAGAAGCAGATACAGGCACATTCGACTTTGTGGATAATCTTGCAAATGCAATGAGACGTGTTGGAATATTATGTGTTGAGTTAATTCCTAAAATATATGATACTGAACGCACACTTAGAATTAAAAGCCCTGATGGAAGTGGTGACTTTGTAGAAATTAATAAAATGATCCGTGATGAAGAGTCTAATAAAACAGTCGTAATAAATGACTTAGCACTTGGTAAATACGATGTAACAATCACAACAGGCTCAAGCTATGCAACTAAACGTATGGAAACAGCAGACGCAATGCTTCAATTTGCATCAATTTCACCACAAGTTAGCGAAGTTGCAGGTGACTTAATCGCAGAAAATCTTGACTTTAATAATGCAGATGCGATAGCTGAGAGATTGAAGAAAACTTTACCACCTCATTTATTATCACCTGAAGAACAAGAAGAATTAAATAAAAATGCACCTGAGCCTCAGCCTGATCCAAACTTAGTTGTTCAACAACAAATTCAAGAAGGCGAAATTATTAAACAGCAATTAGATGTTCAAAAAGAACAGTTTCAAACTCAGAGAGAAGAGATTAAACTTGAGACTGAAAAAGTCAAGCTCCAGGAGCAAGCATTGAAAACTGAAGGCGAAGCTATGAAGGGCGAAGGGGAAACAGATATACAAGAAATGATAAAAGACGGTATCGCACAAGCGCTTGCAGAATTATCATAATTTTAGATATAATTATTCCAAGCAATTTATTGTTTAACTAAATCGACCTATTCACGAAGGGGAACGCATGGCAAATGAAAGCCAAGACCAAGAAGTAAAACAAAATAGCTTTACTATTGAAACTGCAGGCGACCAAGCCAAAGCAATAGAAGCAAAGCAAGTTGAGGCTCAAGAAGCTTTAAAAACCGATACAGCTAAAGAAGAGGTTAAAACTGATGTTAAATCAGAAGAAGCCGATGAAAAAGTTGAGTCAAAAAACGACACTACTCAGGATGAGGGTGGAACGGAAAAGAAACCGAAGAAAAGCAGAGCGCAGAAACGGATAGAAAACCTATCTAAAGAAAAGCGTGAGTTGGCACAAAGAGTTGCAGAACTTGAAAATGAGAGAGATGGGAAAAAATCTGATGATGCGGCAGTAGAATTAGACCCTGATGCTTACGACAATTATGACGACTATTTAGATGCGCTTGATGCTCAGGATGATAAAACACCTGAAGTAAAGCAAGATAAAACAAATGCTACAGACGTGGATTTTCAAGCTGTATTAGATGATATTGAAGTAAAGTTTGACAACGTAAGAGATAAATACGAGGATTTTGATGAGTTAGTGCAGAAAGAGCCTAAAGATGGTGGACCTGCAATATCTCGTGAAATGCTCGAAACAATTAATGAAGTAGAAAACTCAGGAGAAGTGGCGTACGCACTTGCGAAAGATGTTAGTAATTCATTCCGAATAGCAAACTTGAAACCAATTAAACAAGCACTAGAGATTGAAAAACTTAGCAGAAAGTTAGCTAAGGAAATAAAGTCTAGTCCAAATGAAGATACAACAAAGAAAGCAACAAAGGCTCCTGAGCCAATTAATGCTTTAGGTGGTGGCGAAGTTCCTGTAACAGGATTAAAAGAAGCTGCTAATTACAAAGATTATCAAGCAATGCGCAAAAAGCAAACAAGTGGGCGCAACGGATGGTAATGAATAAAAAAGAGAGTAAATAATGCCACAAACTACAGGTGTAGACTCAGATGATCCTTAATGAAGCAATGTTTCAGTATAAAAATAATTTAGTTGCTTGTAAAAAAGTATATCGTGATTTAGAACGTCAATTAGTTGAAGGTGTTGGTAATCAAATTTCTGTTAAAAAACCTTTCCGTGTTCAATCAACAGAAGGTCGTACTATTGGAAATGCTCCATTAGTTGATAACTCAGTAACTTTAGTTGTTAATCGTCAAAGAAATGTTGGTTTACCTTACACTATTCAAGATAAGTCTTTATCAATTGAAGCTTTCAGTGAAAGATATATCAAACCTGCAGTTGGAGAAATCGCAACAATCGTTGATAAGTCAATTTTTGATGCAGCAGAGCAATTTGCATATTTCTTCTCA